AAGAACCTTTTTAAGTTTGTTGTGACTAAGACCGATTCTGGGAACGTGAAAACAACAACTTATTATGGACAAATATTTATGCTGGGAGGTCGATTAGGTTTAATACCGAAACACTTCTTACGAGCAATCAAAATGGATTTAGAACTTGGCTTTTCTCTTGAGTTTTGTCTCGAAGATGCTTTTGCAGTAATTACTAGTCAGTATCCAGTTGAAGTTATACTTGACGCTGAGAATCATATTGAACATGATTCCCGCGATCTCGCCATAATTCAACTCCCGATTAACGCTGGTTGTTACTCTCAAGCATTCAAACATATTGTTGACGAACAAGATCTGTTTAGGGTAGGTCACAATCCCGGTATCTTAGCAAGATATCAGGCTGCGACTGAAAAAGATAGACAAAAAGGCATTCGCCATTATCGCGAAATGTTCTATTTGTCTACTCTTACTCCTGAAGACAGTCTTGTCGAAACCAATATGCGTGATGAGATTATAACGAATAGAGGATCGTATTTATACCATGCCGTGACTGTTCCTGGTGACTGTGGATCCGTCCTAGTAGCCAGAAGCACGAGCATAACCCAAAAAATTGTAGGTATACATATTGCTGGTTTGATGGGCGTCGTCGAAGGCATTTCTGTTAGTATTACACAACAGATGATTGTCAAGATGATGTCTCATTTTAAATCTTCATCGCAGTACGGACATGCCGTTGTACCTTTTGATGTCAGAAGTGATATCTTAAGAGAAAACGGCACGTTTCAGCTGCATGGAACAAAAGTTGGTGTGCGCATCAATGGTAGTGTTAAAACTGCTATGACGCGTTCTGCTGCTTTTGGAGCATTATGTGTATCCCCAAACAAGCCCGGATATTTGAGGCCATTCACTAACTCACAAGGTGAACGAATTGACCCCATGAAATTGCAACGTTCGAAATATGGTGTTGTTAGGCCGTTTGTCACTTTTTCGAGAGTACAAACTGTCTATGAGGCAATGGCTGTGTTTTATCACCGAGAGTACCAAAATACTCCCGAATGGTATAAGCAACCGCTGTCTCTGGAGGAGGCTATCATCGGAATCGATGGTGATCCCTTCATAAATGCTATAAATCGTCAAACTGCCCCTGGATACCCATATACTTTTAATAAACCTAAAGGTACTGTGGGAAAACAAGGTTGGTTTGGAAAGGAAATGGAATATGACTTAACAAATTCTCATTGTCTTCAGTTACTAGATGATGTTGAACAATTGAAGCTTAGTATGTTGGAAAATGTGCGCCCTGAGGTTATCTGGATAGATACACTAAAGGACGCTAAAATTCCTATTGCGAAAGCTGATATTGGTAAGACTCGTTTATTCACTGCATGCCCCATGCATTACAGTATTGCTTTTAGACAATATTTTCTCCCGTTCATTGCACACGCTATGAGAAATCGCGTAGATAACTCTCTAGCCGTTGGTATTAACCCTACCTCTGTGGAATGGACTAAGCTCGCACAGCGTCTTCAACGCCAAGGCTCCAACGTAATCGCAGGAGATTATTCCAATTTTGATGGAACTCTACCTGTGCAATACGTTGAAGTTGCCGTGAAGATCATGTGTGACTGGTTACTTGCTAACTGGGAAAACATTGTCAAAGCAAATCGTAATGTGGTATGTGGTCGAAATTTAACTAAAGAACAATTTTACGACTTTATATATAAATTAGGAATGGAATGTTTTAATCATTTACATATTGCTAATCATGAGGAAGCGAAAGGCGCACTGGTTTATTTCGTTCGCAATGGTATACCTTCTGGTTGCCCTGCGACGGCTATACTTAATAGTATGGTAAATCACTGTGTCTTAGCTGACTCTTGGTTATCAATTATGCAAGATGAACCGCTCTATGAAAATTTAGCAACGATGAGTGCGTTTTTTGAGCACACATCGTCTATTTTTTATGGAGATGACTTCATTATGAATATACGACATTCTGTTATAGACTTGTATAATCAGGAAACTCTTACACAAGTACTTAAAACTAATTTAGATATGGACATGACCGACGAAGCAAAAACAGGTGACATTGTAAAGGCTCGAAAACTAGCTGATGTCTCTTTTCTCAAACGCAAATTTCGCTTTGAAGAGAGTATTCAGCTATGGGTTTCCCCTATAGATATCAATGTGCTCCTTGATGCACCGAATTGGGTTCGTGCGGGTAATGCATCTGCATTACAGATATGTGTTGACACTTTATCAACATATTGTCTTACCGAACTTGCCCTCCACGATCGTGATGTGGATGATTACTGGCGACCTAAAATGGTAGCTTGTGGTCTGAACATCACTCGTGGTACTGGAATCACTTTTAACCCTGATAGTAGGCGATCTGTATTAGCCAAATTCAGGAATGAACAATTGAATACAGAAATAAACTTTTAGTGTGATCTTTATATTATAATGTTAGATATATGGAAAATTAATATAATTGCTACTAAATTCTAAGGCTTAGTTATTTAACTTTACTTATTAAGATGGCCAATGGCAGCCCCATTAAAATCTAGATATATATCAAATGTCATTAATTGGTTAGGTAGCTATTAATGTCAGAAACTTACCTGCAAATTTTCAAAACACTCAAAA